GAATCCAAATAATTTAGCCATAATAGAGTTACTCTATATGAATTATAGTTTCTTTCTACTATTTAGTCAACTTAAAATAGTTAGCCTTCAGTTCCAGCACCATTAACTCTGATGGATTGAACTGCAAATTCTACAGTATATTCTTCTATAGTATCACTTGAGTCATAAGATACATCGATAGATCCAACAGAAATTGGGAATATATCCACAAATTCATATTCTTTTAGAACTACGTTTGTGTCTCCACTATTGTTAGTGCTTTGTCTTGTAGATCCTCTACCTAATTGATATACCTTTGCATTAACCATATATGATGATGGGTTTGTTGATCCCATATTATCTTCTAGGTTTGCAATCTGTTGTGTCCATTCTTCAAATGCATTTCTGAATAAGAAGTCTTCATCGTTAATCACTGTGATAGACCAGTTTTCAATTGTTCTGTCACCTGCAACTTTAAAAATACGACCTCTAAATGGAACGTCTATGTTAGCAATGGTTTGTGCTGGCATCTGTGCTGCTTTGCACAAAAAACCAAACCTATCTGCTTGCCATGGGAATGTTACACTCGCTGGTAAGGTTGTTAGTTCAACTTCAAATAGATTCGGTCTAGCACCGCCACCCAGTAATCTGGATTTAAACTCTGAGATTGTTTTGTTGTCTCTTGATGTGGCCATTTTTTTAGTATCCTCCGATAGTTATATTTATAAAGTTAAACGCGGCCAGCGACTTCTTCAAAACTGATGCCTGTTCTGGTTGCAACAAACGTTAGAGTAACGTAGTTGATTGACTTCGCAGGTTTCAAGAAGATATCAGCTCTGAACTCATTATTATCAATAACATCGGGAGTGTTATTTGTAGTGTCGCAAATAACTAAGAATCCGTAGATACCTCGTTTTGCTTCGACATCTCTCAAGTATGGTTCAACAATGTTTCTGAAGTTTGCTCTTGTTAATTCATCATTTAACTCAAAGAGTTGTGCTTCAGCAGCACTCTCAAGAGCTTGTTCAACTGTTAAGAATAAACGACGAACATTGATTCTATCAAATGCTGATGCAAATGATAGTGCAGTTTTATCACCAAAGAGTAATGTTCCTACACCAGGTTTGGTGATAACAGAGTTAATTCTCTGAGGATAAAGTTGATCTCTTTGATCCTTTGTTGGATTATATGCTAGTTTGATAGCATTATTAATCAAACCTCTTTGTTGCCCTGCTGGTGAGAACCAAGGGTAAGCAACAAGATTTGTTCTACACATTAATCCAGCAATGTCTGCGTTTGTTGGAACAAACACAAATTCATTATTGAATCTGTCATATTTGTAAGCATAACCACTATCAAATACTGCGTAAGAAGAACTTGTTAGTGGACTAAAGAACTCAATTATATTAGTTGTTTGAGTTGTTGTATTTGTAACGTTTACTAGGTCTCCTCTATGTGGCCCAATAGTTGCCATACAATCTTTTCTCTCGTTAACAATAGCAATTAGTTTATTTGCTTTTGTTTGAGATTGATCTTTAGATGTGCAACCTGGCCCCATAATGAGATAATCTACTTCTTCTTCATCCTTGTTGGCGAATAAGTCATATGATGTCATTAGATCACCTAATGTTGCTCTCATACCACCGTTTCCACCAAGTGCTGGAACTCCTGCTTGATAATCTTCACCACCACCAAGTGTGTATGTTATATTACCAATTGCAGAGAAAGTAGTATCCTGTGCATTAGATCCCCATAATCCTTGTGCAGTTGTAAATGGTGTAAATGCTGTTCCAAATCCAGTTGCTCTTGGAGCACTCTTATTATAAGTATCTTCTGAGTTTGATGGATTAAATCCAGCATATACATTGTCAGAGAAGTCTGCAACGTAATTTTTATAGTATGTCTTTTGAGGTGAATTTACAGATGAAACTGCATCAACTGCTTTTGAGAGACTTAAATGCTTCTCAAGAACATTACCTTTGATTCCAGTTACAACTCCAAAGTCATCAACAACAGCAACGTGAATACCATCACCCTCACCACCTCTGTCTGTTGAGTAAACACTAGAAGTTGGTTTTGGTGCTAATGATTTCCAGAATATAGATGCGTTGTCTAGATCTAGAGTCTGTGAATTATACCAGTCTGCAACTGATGCTGCAGATGCACTAACTGCAGTGTTAGGAGCATTTGGTTCTCCAGTGTTAACACCAACAGCGTCTACAAAGAACATTGTATCTGATGCTTTGATTGATGCGAATCTTGTTCCTTCCGCATAATCAATTTTAGTCTCAGCGTAAGTTCCAGTTGTTCCAGCAGCACCAGTTACACGAGATACAATCTTAACATCAAATGTTGATGAACTGTTAACTGCGTCTGTTGATACTCCAGTGATTATACCTTTTAAATATCCGTTGAATGTTGAAGTTGTTCCTGCACCAGGTATGACTACATCGCTCAATGCAACTGTAACACCATGACCTACCTTTACACCATAATCAAAAAGGTTTGATGTGGTGATACCAATTGTCTGGTCTGCAAGATCATCAATGACGCAAACCTTTAATCCGTTACCCCATGAGCCAGGAGTTTTCGCTGCCCATGAATATTCAGATGATGAAGTATAACTTGCATTATAATCGTCGTAATTCTTAATTTTTAATGTTGTATCTGAGGCAACACCCACACCAGCGTTTGCTGTATTTAAGTTTGTACTGTCTGTCCTTACTACTTTTAAAACACCACCATATGACAAGAATGCTGATGCACTATGCCAATATTCATACTGAGCATCAGTTGAAAGTGGTTTACCAAAGACATTTATAAGGTCTTCTTCTGTCGATACTTGTATAGGTTCATCGATAGGGCCTATTCTAAATGGGCCTGCTATTGCACCAATGTTATCTAATACATTCTCTGCTCTTCCTACTGTAAGATCAACCTCCCTGGTTAATACTCCAGGAGATAATTGAGGAGTCGCCATGCTTTTGTCTCCGTACCATTCTGTTTTAACTAGAAATTATTTATTAGATTGACCTTTTACATATATTCCCACATAAAAGATCTGTCTCCATATTCATCAGCTTTGTTCCAACGATCACCTTCTGCATCAACAAAACTACCCTCATCTAACCCATCCATCATAAACCCAAATGGAGCCATATCTTGTTCGATTTGGTTTTTTTGTTCTTCATATAATCTCTTTCTTACGTCTTGATCAGTAAGTTCTTTAAAGTAATCGTTCTGAACTAACCATGCATATATGACTAAACACATTGCAAGATCATCATTAGCACCCTCTTCTGCCTCAAAAGAATTATTTTTTTGTATAAATGTTGTCAGTTCAGATATAATTTCATAATCTTTGAATATGATCTTGTCTGCTTCAATCAATGTTTTTAAGTTAAGAGATCCTACCTTTTTAACAGTCTTTGACATCTTAACTCCCATTTGAGTCTTCTTACCTGAGAATCCTTGACCAATGACTTGACCTGCTCTTCCTCTCATTGATGCCATTAATAAGTTATCATACTCAAGATCGTAATGAATGATTGATGCCACTTGATCACCTATATCATTTACTTCACATAATATAAAGGCCTTATTATATTTCATCGCTACTTCATATATTATACTTGGGAATAGCATCGGTTTGATTTGATTATTTCTATACTTACCAACTACTCTATGAGGAAATGTAGTAATATCTACAAGAACAAATGCTGAATAATCTTTTTCAACACCACGAGCAACGTCAACTGTTATCAAATAATCATGACCCATCATAGGGCATTCATAGATATCTAATCCAGCATTTCTTTCTGAAGGTTCTTCATATACAAGATTTCTTAATTTACTTGGTGCTATTAAAGTATCTACAGATCCTAAGAACTCACACTCAAACTCAACTTTAAATTGTGCTTCTGATGTGTTTGCAATTGTTTGCTCTCTCCACACATCATCTCTACCTGGCACTTCAGACCAGTGAACATCCGTTGGTTTATACTCATTCTTTCCTCTCTCCGCATCATGCCACAATCGGTAGAAGTGATTCATACCTCGTGGTGTAGATACAATTATTACTTTAGTACTTTGACCAGAACTAATAGTAGGATAAACAGAGGCAAAAAATTGATCAGCAATGTGATTTGGAATGAATGCAAATTCATCCAAAAAGATAACATTGTATGACCCGCCTCGTACAGCACTTGCAGAAGTTGAAGCAGCCAAGATTTTAGAACCATTCTCTAACTCCAGTGATCCTTTGTTCCATGCAAGAATACCTTGCTGCATCCATTTAGGTAAGTTTTCATATGCAAGTTGTAATCTACCAAGTAGATCTCTTGCAGTGGATGCTTTGTTTGCTAATATTGCTATATTTACATTATCATTAAAAACTGCATAATGCAACAAGTAAGATACGCAAGTAGTGGATTTACCAGTCTGCCTTGGCATCTTACATATATTAAAACGATTCTCGTGGAAATTACTAATTAATTTCTCTTGGAAAGGGTATAAGTCAAATGGCACTAAGCCCTCATCAAGAGAAACTATCTTTATATACTTCTTTGCAAAATAAACAGGATCTGCTTTACAAGCCATAAACTCAAGAATTTGTTCTTGAGTAAATTCAATTTCGGTATTCGCTTTTTTTAGATTCGGATTACCGAGATAAATGTCATCAATGGAAGGCATGGTTTAGATCATGAATTTTTTGTCGTGGTCAATTGTTTTTTGTTGTAGTTCTAATGCTTTTTCTAATTTCTCTATTTTCTTTTTTAGAGTCTTGTTATCCTCTTGTTTGGAGGATTGGTTCTCCTGGCTCATATTCTGATACTTGGTAATTCCAGAGTTTAGCACCAGGATACACTTTTCTCATCTGATCCTGAACTTCTCTGCGTGAAGGTTTTTTGACTGAAGGGAAAAACATTTTTATCATGTAGTTACTTCCTCTCCAAGCCAGATATACGTCTATTATATTTCCTACTTTATTATAATCTGGTAAACGAGTTGCTTCGTATTGGATATTTGATTTGGGTGAGTGAATTGGTTCGGGTTTGATAATATCAACCGTTTCAAATTCTCTCCACTTGATATCTCCAGTGGCATCTTCGACCTTAATACCACAATTTTCTAATGCACCTACTTGTGCTGGAGACCATCCCATTTTGTCTATCAATACTGTATTATTTAGTATGCAAAGTATCTACGTCATCGCATCCTGCATATGAAGTAGATAGATCTGCACCTATATCACCACCCTTATCTGCACCAAACATTGTTACAAATCCAGCAGCAACCCAACCAACAAATGGTATATTTGATAGGGCAGGAGCAGCAGAAGCACCAACAGCACCACCAACCATCTTACCAGTTCCTCTACCAGATCCAGCTGCTTCTATACACGCAATAGTCTTATCGCTAAGTCTTGGTGATGAATCCCATTTATCTTTCTTTGTTATCGCTGATGGGTCTATCCATGCACTAGTGCTACTGACTGGCCCTCCATGATGAAGTGATCCATCCATTGTATACATTTCAGTTGTTTTAATATTTTCTTTCTTACTACCTAAGAATCCACCTCTCTTCTCTATATCTTTTACATTTGACATTACTAATGGATCATTAGCTCTATATGCCATATCATATGAACCATCTGCATTACTAGAGATTCTATAAGATGTATATGGGCCAACAGGGAGTGTGGGAAACCGACTTTCCTCTGCACTTTGTCTAGCGATCATTCCAATTAATCCGATCTGGGTTAACCCAAATATGGTTCCTAAACCCAGTGCGAACAGTTTAACAGGCGATTTTATAGTCATTATTGTCACTGTATGCTGACTTATATATGTCAACCACCATTTCCACCGCCACCGTTTCCACCACC